TTCTTCTGCATAGATATCATCTTCAGCCTCTGGTTGTTTATTTTGCGCCTGCCATTCATTAGGTTCCCAGGTATGGCCTTCAGGTTGCCACATTTTAGGTTCAGCCATTTTAATACCCTCCTGCTTTTGTAAATTCATCCCAGTTTTGTGGTGATACTGTAACCTCTTCTAATCGTTTTGTTTTCTTATTGTAAATATGACCTTTCTTATTGCCATTTAAATATTCGGTAACACGTGCAGGTATTTTTTCGCTTGCTTGGGTAGCTTTATTAAGAGTGTTTTGGAATTGTAAACCAGCTTTTAATTTGGCATCTTTTGGTAATCTAAATTGAATCTCTACATCTTCTAATTTTGTAGGAATATCTGAAGATTGCAAAGATTTTACTAGTCGATTATAAACTTGGTTCGTATTGGCACCGCCAACCGTTGCATTTTCTTTTACCATAGTTGAGGGCAATAATTGAATTGCACTTAAATAATTAATGATTCGTTTTTGTGCTTTGGGACTATTTTTATAATTTGAAATATCATTATGAAACCTTGTTATAGATCCCTCACCAGAATAATAACTTAATGATTTTAAAATATCAGGATAAACCACATTAAAATAATTTCTTCCACCGTATTCTTTTTTTTCTCGCTCAACTAATGGTCGACTTATCGCAATATGCTCGCCCTGCTCGTTATTTATATATTCTTGCCCCTGCGGTAGTCCTGATGCTCTGCGTTTACGCTGTTCATTTAAAGCGTTAGCAGTCTCTTCTTTTAATTGCATTGTATGCTCATAAGCATCTTTGTATTGTTGTTGTTCTTGAGGATTTGAAAACCTTTGAGTTCTTTTTGTGCCAGGGACAAAGCCACTATTAACATCAATCAACGCTTGAATATCTTTCATAGTATTAGTTGGTGAGAAATTCTTAGAAGATCCTGGCTTATACCCCAATGCCTCTAAATCTTTTCTATATAAAGGTAAATTATTATAAATTTCTTCCAATCTCTGTAATTGAGATTTAACAACAGGATTTTCTTTAGGCTTTAATGCTTGACTTAAATTTTGAGCAAATTTAGGTACAGCAGGCAACGAAGATTCATTTTCACCTGTATTATTAGCTCTATCAATTCTGTCAATAGCTTCTTGTTCTGCTTCTCTGTCTTCACCTGTATTGGCATATAAATCTTGAGCCGGAACGCCAGTTAAGGAACCCTCATATCCATGCGGTGTCATATGACCAGGGTGCCCAGAACCTTGATTAGAAATAGGCATATTAGGATTTTCTAACAATTGCTGTAAATAATTACGTCTTTCAGCAGATTGTCTTTTTTCTGCCATGCTTTGCTGTAAAGAAGAAGTACCGGCCTGATAGTGTTGTAGCTTTGCTAATTCTTGTTGCATAGCATATTTAGCTTGAGCTTCTTTAATCTTGTTCTCATATTCAAGTTTTTGTGGTTCAAATCTAGCCTGATGAAACGCTTTATAATTCTCAAGCCCAGACCTAATAGCTTGTCCTAAATCAAAGCCACCTAAACCGCCCATGTCAGCAGCAGTTAATTTTTGAAATTGAGGATAATTAATAGCCATGATATTGTCCTTATCCGTAAGAGCGGCTTGGAAGTAAATTTAAACCAGATATAGTAGAGCCAACTCCTGGCAAAAATGAAGCCCCAAGGTTAATCAAATTGCCAAACAATTTAGATTGATTAGCATTTCTTCCAGCTTGACTATTGTAAGCCAATCCAGCTTGTTGGGCTAAATTAGAACCCAGCATATTGCCATAACCAGTCGAAGCACCAAATCCTTGATTCTGGAACCCTTGCTCACCCTGTAAGCCCGTGCCATACAATCCCAAAATATGATTTAGATAAGATTCAAAATCTTTACCCGCTATATCATTAGCAATGTTCATATTCTGCTCTTCATGCTGGGCAGAACCTGCCATCCCGCCAGCCGCTTGTGCATTAGTGCCAGCTTGTAGGGCTTGTTGTAATCGATGCTGATACCCAGGACTTTCTTTGTAACCTGCGCCTAATTTGTTATAGATAGAATTTGGGTCATTAACCAAATTACCATATTCACCACCTAGCAATTGACCCGCCTGCATGCCTTGGTTAATGTATGGCTGGTAATAGGGATTTACGGCCCCTGGTATTTGGTTTAAATATTGATTGGCAGCTTTGGAGGGGTCTTTGCCTCCTGTTAAAAAATCGAATAATCCCATTGGTAAACTCCTTTTATGTCACAGTAACTACCTTAAATGTCGGTATCCCACCAACCAAAATAGCAACTTGTAATTGATTGGTATCAGTATTATAAATCATAGTCCCGCCTTGACAGGTAAAATTACCTTGAGAGTCTTTATTGGCTGCAATAATTGCAATATTGGAAGAGTTCTGACTTGGTGCCACCAAACCCTCCTCACTCATACTAAACTGCAATGTCTGTATAAGATTTTGCCTAAATTGCATCTCTTCATTACTGGCATAACCATCAGGCCCAACTATTGGACTCACAGGAATTGTTGGAATATTGGTTCGAATAATTGGCGTACTCATAGCCATGCTTCCACAACACCCTCACCAACAACAAAACGATTCAATCCTATAAACCGTATTCGTGCACTAAAATCATTAGCACGGCCAAGTCTTTGGAATATAAACCTAGATTTTCTTGAGCCTGTCGGATTCATATCTAATTCAACGTTATTACCAAAACTTTCGCCACCATCTCTAGAAGTTGCTAGTTCCACTTTAGCAAAGGGGCTAACATTGGATTGTCCTTGCTCAATAGTAAAGCCTAAACTTTTAAATATCATCGGTCTTTGACTTGGTAATCGTATGGGGGGTGTGATTCTAATTCGTGGAATTTCTAATATATTAGTATCGCTATATTGATAATTTGTGAATTCCGTGCCAAAAGCATAAAGATTTGGATCGTTAAAACTCACAAAATAATATTGATTGTTAAAAAAAACAATTTTATGGGCAATATGATAATTTAAATTCTCATCAGTAACAGTAAAAAAGGTGTTACTCTCTAAATCCAACAACAAACTTATATTATCAGACTTAAAAGTTACTTGATAAAATAAATGACCATCTAGTTTAATTATAAAACCGCTACAATCTTCTGGGAATTTTAAAGTGGAAAATAAAAAATCAATCCCATCTGTAGAAACCTGCTTTATATCACCACCTGTTGTATACATAATAACAGGCCCTGCCTCCTCACTCACCCCAATCCAAACAATGTAATTACCCTGATAGGCAATAGAAGCTGGATTAATACACCCATAGTCAATATTAAAAGAATTCTGACGCTGATATGGGAATAAGGCAGCTCCTGTAAATGTCCATTGCTCGCACACATTACGACCAAATAAAAATCCCATGTTGCCACGTCCTGGCATAGGTACAAAGGCTTGAACCTCATCGGGTTTTGTTTGTAATTGACCTACATGTGCCGAATCATTAGGCCATGTGGTGCCATCATTGTTGCCAGATAAGCGCCATTGCGCAGTACCTACTGATGCGCAAATAAAAACCGTGTTTTGGAAAGCTAAAAATCCAGGAATAAAATCTGTGATTATTGTTTGAAAGGATAATGTATTTGGATTATAGATATAAATATGCACCAAATCTGATATGGCGATTTGACCTCCGTTATTTTCAGAGATATAAACCTCGCCTTGTGATGTGGCTAATGAGCCTAAAAATGTGGCAGTTAAGGAAGATGAAATGCTAAAGACTGCATTATCAATAACTGCGATGATAATATTGGCATTGGTGCTTGAATAAATGCCGCGTCCTACAGAATTTGGATTGGTGGATAATTGAAGACTGTTTTTATAACCTGCATAATCAACCAAGAACCCATCACTTATCATCATGTTATAAGTTTGTGCGGCAGATATCTTAGGATATCGTCCGTAGGTGTTGCCTCCAACCATTCCAAGAGGAAGCTCATAAACTTGTTGTTGACTTCTTGGTGCCAGTGGTTGAACTGGTGAGGGCTGCATATCTGGCATAGAAAATCCTTTTTATTGATAACTAAATATATCATTGTTTACAATGACAGAATACAAAGAGTATTGTAAACTTTAGGGTAATAAAATAACAAGGATAGTTAAATGGCTTTAAATCCACTTCTTGTATATCAAGCGCCATTTACCGAGCAAATATGGGACAAAGATTTAAACGTGCCTCTTGCAGGTGGTATCGTTTCTTTTTTTAGAGACGCAGATAATGCAACTCCAAAAAACGTTTATCAATTAGTTGGAAGCGGCCCTGGTGGGTATAGTTACATTAATCTAGGTAGTACTCTTACATTATCAGGTATTGGTACGTTTGTTGATGGTAGTGGAAATAATTTACAAGTTTACTTATACCCTTACACTGGCGCACCTACTGATGTTACGCCAAGTGGTATAGTAGATTTATATTATATTTCTGTGCAATCATCTACTTTGGTTCCGCAATTTACAGTAAACGCATGGCCTCCAGGAATAACGGCTAATGCATCACCATCTAACGTATCTNCAACTACTGATAATATTATTACTAATTCTCAATTTGTAGAAGTTATTTTTGACCCTACAGCTACCTCTTCAACCCCTATTACTTACAGCACTACAGGTACCAATACAGCCACTCAAATAGCACCGGATTGGTCTATTGTTACTAATGGTACGGGTAATTTTAGTGTTTACCAAGTTCCAATTGCAAATACATCAGTTCCAGGAAATCCAGCATATGCTTTAGGTGTTACCTCATCAGGTTATGCTAATCCTGTTGTGCTAAGACAGCGACTACTTGCCCCAAGAATTTTTTCAGGCGATTTTGTATCTGGAAGTTTTGTTGTTGAATCACAAGATAGTGGGATTCACACCATTACAATGAGTTATGTACCCTCTGGAACAGGAACACCACAAACTATTTGTACAGGTGCTACACCAACCACGGGTTTTGTGACAATTGCTAATGCAACGGCTGTCACAATTACAGCCGGTGCAACAGGGCAAACACCTTCGTCTTATGTGGACATAACAATAACAATTCCTGTGGGTGCGTCAGTTCAAATCTCTTGCATTCAATTATGCGGAGTTGCATCTAGCGCGCAATCGGTTTCTTATTTACAAAATACGCCAGCCGAAGAGATAAATGGATTATTTCATTATTATGAGCCGCAATTAAAGTTTAAGCCTGTTCCTAGTTTGTTGACTGGTTGGGATTTTCCTCTAAATCCTGCGCAATTAGGTTCATCACAAACAGGCTCAACAACACCTGCTTATATATGGGATCAAACCATTGCTCAAAGCAAAGTAGGCAATCTAACAATTATCTCGGACTCCGCCACTGGTGCTTTATCCATTACTACAAACAACAATCTAGAGGCCTTTTATATATTACAATATTTATCTGGAGCCGAAGCCTTAGAAACTACTCTTTCAAATTTAGCCGTTAATTTATTTGGTTTAGCATCAGCCAATAATGTAGCCGTACAAGTACAATTATTTTATTCGTCTGCTAATGGCACAATACCGTCAGTATTAACAGCACCTTCAACGATTGGGACTATTGCTTATAATTCTGGATTGCCAGTATTTACATTAACGGCCGTAGGATGGACGCAAGTTCCACAATTTGCAGGATTTAAAAATTTATTAACAATGCCAACATCAGCGGCAGATTTAGGGTTTTTGGGGTTTAATGGTTTAGCTAATTTTGCATCAGCGAGTACCACTAAAAATTTTGCAATTGTTGTATCATTTGGTGTGCCTACCACAGGAACCACTATCAAACTAAATTCAGTTTCTTTGGTTCCTGGTGACATTGCAACACGTCCAGCGCCCCAAACACTTGATGAGGTATTAAGAGAATGCCAATATTATTATAGGAAATCTTTTTTACCTGGGCAGGTGCCTACAACAGGTGTTGGGACTGGAACAGGCGAATCCTATGCGGTCCAAGCTGTAGGAGCTAGTACTGCAAATTCTGGCCCATTTGTGCGTTTTGATTATCCCATGATAGCAACACCTACAACATTGTTAATAAATCCGGTTACTGCTAATAATCAAATCTATAATGAAACTGCGGGATTAGATTGCTCAAGCTCTGTTGTTGTCACATCAAATAAAATAAGCTTTGCCTGTAGATGTACAACACCTGCCGGGGGTACTTCTCTTGCTGGTAATTTACTTGGTGTTCATTGGACTGCTGATGCGCGACTAGCCAC